AATGGAACTTCTTCTGGAGAGATGGACGAAATGATGTCCGCCAAGCTCTCACGGATACCTACCGCGCTATGCGAGGTAAATGTGTTAGTTACGATTGCCATAATGGCCTCCTACAAAAGAGATCTAATTGCAGCCGCGGCATCATCGACGCGGCCAGTTTGACGTGCGCGCTGTAGCGCTTGCTCTTGAGGGGCTCTGGGTTTCGGCTGAGATCCACGCGATCCTGACTTCATTGTCTTGGTTTTCGGCTTCGGCTTGGCTTTCGCCTGCGTCGCGCGAGTTTGACCTCGACTGTAAAGCATGGCCTGTCTGGCCAGTTTAACAAGTGATGCATTAGCCAGCCCGCTGACGTCTTCTTCCGTAAATCCCTCTTCCAAGAGAAAATCACGCAATTCTGTCGCCTCTTTTGCCGCGACTTTACTGTCGCGCCATTCGGGTATCAGATCAGGTAAGACTTCGCGTTGCTGATCAACATACTGTGCCTGCATTTGCTGCATGCGCTGTTGCTGTATCTGCGCCATTCTTGCCTGTTCCTGTTGCACCGCCTCAAGCTGAGCTTGCCGCTCAGATTGTTGCTTGCGCCACTGACGTTCTGCTTTCGCTGCCATAGTGGGGTCTGTATCGTACAGCGTGTCCCAGTCTGGCTCTCTTTCTGCCGGTTGCTCTAGCCGTTGCTGCAATGCAGGCAATAGCTGAGCGTATTGTGCCCGCTCACGCTCAAGCTCAGAATACTGTGCCTCATACTGCTTTCGAGTTTCGGCAAGCTCCTGTGTCTTTCGCGTATAATCTTTCTGTCTCAGGTTTCCGCGTCGTAACTCTTCGACTGTAATCTCTTCGCCGTCTACTTCGACTAATGCGCCAAGTATGTCAAAGGATTGGTCGTCCTGTTCTTCAGCTTCCGCTTCAACTTCAAGCTCGCCTTCAGAATATTCCTCATATGAGGCGTCATCTTCCGGCATTTCGGCTTCATCAGCCTCAAGCGCCTCAGTGGTCGTCGCAGTATCCTCTTCGGGGGCGATCATGGCCCTGATGGCATTTTGTGCAGTGTTCAGATCAATCCCAAGTGGTGACGGGGTGTTGGCTTCTGACATCGTTGTCTCCTATTATGCATCTACTTAACCTTTTTTTCAATAGATGCGTTATCTACCATGGCACGAAGAGCCTGACGCACTGTCTCGACCCCTCGCAGTTTCATGTAGATGCCTTCCCGTACTTCCCCATCTCCCATTGCTGTAGCTTCAAACTCGACCCAGCAATCCTGTTTGATCTCATCCAGAAAACGGCTGAGATCAGTATCGCGCAGAAGACGATCAGCCGCGTGGCCGTCGTCAATAATTTGCTGCTTGGATTTAGTCATCAATAGATCCCTTGATGACGTCCGACTGCGCTCTCATGACTTCGCGGTTAATCGCCAAGTCCGATCGTATCTTCTCGACGTTAAGTTGCGTGCCGTATTTAGCTTGCATTTCTTCCGCCTTCACAAAAAGCTCGGCGTCGAGCTCGTCGCGCTTGCGGTCGTCTTCCATGATCATCTTCTCGCGCTCAAGTTGCAACTCTGCCGCCTTCTTCTGTATGTCGGCTTGGATCTGTTGGATCTGAACGGCGATGAGTTGCTCGTTGATGTCCGGCTTATCCTCTTGTGGTGGAGGCTGGAACTGCGCCGGATCTGACCAAAACTGCGACGCATCCTTGAAGCCGGCAAGCTCTGTCATTGCCTTTAACGTGTTCGATAGTTTAGCCATATCGGTAAGCGGATTGACCGGCCCCATAGTGGCCATTGCCTCTTTCTGCATTTCCGCGATCTGGCGCAGCATCATCATGCGCTCGGTATCGGTGCCGCGGCCAAGCGCGACGTTGATGCTGACATCCATGTTGGCGTTCCAAACGCGCGGATCAATCGGCACAAACTCATTGGACAGCCGCACCATACGCGGCCGGTCTTGATGCGTTGTGATCAGGTGAAGCACGATCTTGTATAACTGCTTCATGCCGGTTTCCGCAAAGATCCGCGCAATAAGCTCTATGTGTTGCTGAGCGGCGCTGATAGTAGCCTGTACAGCCGACGCGGTGGATGACTGCAAGGCGCCGGCATCCAAGCCCGCAGACGCCTTTGAGATGCCCGTGCGGGCCTCTTTGATCTCGTCCATGTATTGCAGAACAGGAAATGCCTGTTGGCCAACGAATGGCATGGACATTGGCTGCACTTGGCCGGCTGCGCGCTGCCGAATGATGGCGCCGACTTCGTTGTTCATAACGTCTTCGATGTTGACCATGCCCTCGACGATTGCAACTCTAGGGTGAATTGACATCGCCAAGCTATCCAATGTGTTGCGCATGATCGAAGACTTGATCCGCTGGATGTCCATCACCGCATCCGCGGTGGACATGCCATAAAAATCGTGTGCCTCTGGATCTGGGCAGAACGTCGCAAACGGAACTATCGCGCACGGCTCGTTCATAAGGATCTTGTTGCCGTCGCCTGCGGTGCAGATTTTACGCAACTCCGCGATGCCGTCTTGGTCGTAGTCAACTTTGATGTAGTTTTCGACGTAAAGCACCTTCTTCATCGCGGGGTCGTGGCGCTCGTTCATCTCGTTATTGAGCGCGCGGTTTCGCGTGGTGCGCTCAATGTTCGTCGCCATGTCTTCATGCGCCGAAGACATTTTTACAACCTCATCGTAGTCGTAGCCCATCGCCACAAGCTCGGAGACGGTCAGAATACGCCGATGCGCAACGTAATCGGCGTCTTCCAGAGACTTCGCCTCACGCGATATAAGGAACTCTTCGGGCGGCACCGCTTCCAGCTTCACGCGGCCATCTGGGTGCGTATATGTTACGCGAACCGCGTGTATCATTGGGGCAGGTAACACGTCGCCGGTCATGGGGTCAAAGCTGGGTTCGCCAAACGGCTCGGAGGCGACGATGTCAACTTCCGCCGCCGGATCTGACATCAACGCCGCCAGAGCATTATCGTCGAGCCCCGTGAGATCGTGTGTCTCGAATTTCGTCTGATCGTCCCAGTAGCACTTTAGCACGCCCACCTTGCGGATCAGCGCGTCTTTGAACGCGGCGTGCGTGTGCAAGAAGCCGTTGTTGTCACGGTTGATGATGTAATTTGCGTACTCGGTCGCCTGTTTCGCCGCGGCAACGTCTTCCGGCCCCTGCGGCGCATATTCCACCGTGCGGTCGGTGCTATGGAATATCCGCATCAGCGACGGCATGATGGCCTGTACGGTATCCCGTACGTCCATGCTGACGACTTGGCTGCGGCCCTCTTCCTCGTCGCCAAACGGGTCGCCGCGATAATACTCGGTTGCCGTGGCGCGATATGGCGATATCCAGTTGTCGGAGTAATCAATCGCGTCTTCGATTTCCTTGCCGACGATGCCCTGTAGCTCGTCGTCGCCCATTACGTTTGGTTCGAGCTCTTCTTCGAGGGCGCTCACAAGTTGATTTATTTCGTTTTGCATCTTTGCCTCTTAATATTGTGAGCCACGTTGACTGTTTGCGTTTTGACCTATTACAGCGCCAAGCAAGCCCGACGCCATAATTGATTGAGCGTATGGGTCTTTCATGGCTGCAAACCTGCTTCTAATAACTTCGGGATCTCCAGCGGTACGCTCCACAAGCATGACGTTGCTTATGTTTTCTGGAGTGTATTTAAAGTCTTTACTTCCAACGTCGCTCCTCTTCATGCCCTCAATTCTATTGACATATGGAATGTTGGTGTATCCTTTGTCTGTTAGCTCTTTTTTAAATAGAGCAAGACCTTCGTCTAGTCCGACCCCCTTATTGTCGGCATATGCGTTCATTGCGTCTATGACGCCCTCTTCAGATAAAACAGTTTTTCCGTCAATTATTTCGGTATTTAGAGGGTCTTCTAAAAATTCCTTATTGATCCCGAAATCCTCAAAGTCTTTTATCTCAAAAGGCTTCTCTGTTCTCACTTTAAGCCCTTGCGTCACGCCGCCACTGCCGCGAAGACCCACCGCATCCCAAAGCTCTCTAAGATTTTTATATCCTGAGACGCCGTGCCTTGCGAAGAACCTATCCTCCGCCTGCCTTGGCGTGCCAACGTGAACGCCTAAACGGTCAAACCGCGGACCCTCTGCAGGCGGCATGAGCTTATCGCCCATCATTTTGTCGTCGGTTTTCATAAAGTGATAAGCGTCTTCATACGAGATGTCTTCGCTGGAGCGACGTGGCAACAACGCCGCCGGATTGACGTCAAGGGTTTCGTTACGCGATTTTAAATAGCCTAATATGTCTGGCTTGCTCGCATTAATATATTTATTCATACCCTTTGCGCCAGAGGCTTCCAGAAGCCCTAAGCCAGCATATCCCAACGCCTTTCCGCGCTCGCCGCGAGCAGAAGCTAGAAGGGCTTCGATGCCAGAAACGCCCGCCATCAAAGCTGGTCTAAGAACAGAGGCAACAGCGGGAGCGGCTCCGATTTCCTCAATGAAGCCAAGCTCAGACTGAGGACGCGCAAACGGACGGCCAAATATGCCTTCGCTGGTGCGGCGCGCCATGTAAGGAGACATGCCAGCCGTGTCCAGAAGACTTGTAAACCCGCGGCGCGTTTTTTCCATAAAGCTCGGAGGCGGCGCGGCTTCAATCGTTCCCTGACGCTGGCGGCTTTCTTCATCAAGCTCTCGCAAGAGTTCTTCGTATTGCATCTCGTTCCAAGCGTCCAAGTCAGCTTGATTAAGCTGAGCTTGCCGTTCAGATTGCTGCGTGCGCCAGTATGGGTCTAGGGTTGCCAAGATGTTAGTCCTATGTTAACGTCGTGGATTATAACACGATTTGGAGGAAAAGATGAACGAGGAACTGGAACAAATTCGCCGCAGTATCGAAGCGACGGTAATGATGCTCTGGACGAGCCCAGAGGATCTACCCGAAGAGATCCAAGAGATGATCGATGACACGATTGAAGAAATTAAGGATCTCATTGCGAACTCATAAAACGTCTTAAAAGGCTTGTTGCATACTCGTCGGCACGTTCTTTACCGTGACGCTTGAGGTAGTCGCCATATGTGCTTACTTCGTCCACAAATTGCTGGTCGATGAATTGACGTAAATTTGGGTTACCCATATACGACTTGACGTCTTTTGGCTGAGCTAAGATTGTTCCAGTCTTTGCCGCTTTAGGTAACGCCGTGTCACGGGCGCCGATTGTATATGGCACTTCAAAGCCAAATGTCATTGACTTTGAACCCTCCTCGCGGGGTAAAAGTGCGTTGTATGACGGGTGATCGTCTGAGATGACAATGTCGGCGCCCTTTTTGGGCGTTGCGAACCTGTATCCTACGCTTGCAGTGTCTGAAAGCATCAAGTCAGGATTTGTCACCGCAAAGCGCGCTGCGGCTACGTCAGGGACGCCAAGCTCGCGCATCTGATTGCTGTCGAAAAACTTTATAAACTGAGCGCGCCGTCCGCCCTTTTGATTTGCAAGCCAGTCAGGGAATGTCGGATCTGCGATGCTTGGCATGTTTTTAACACTTGGAAAACGATCACGTAAAACTTCGTCAATTTTTTTGGCGTTAGCCCTAAAGTTGTTTAAATTTCCACTGGACGAAAGCATATCTCCGTACACTTCCGCCATATGGCGCGAAAAGTCGCCGGATCTTTCACTCATTGGCATATAAGCAAGTATGTTATCTAAATCAGAAACTCCCTTCAACGCATTCGCCTTGGCTTTCATGGGGTTCTTTTCCGACGCCCATGCGCCACGCATAATCTGATCCATATATTCTGGACCCCCGAAGGTAAGCGGGCGGTTTCTCAAAAGATATTCGTTTACTTCGTCAATCATGCGCTGATTAGATGTACGGTCGCCTGTCGCAAAAGACATCGTCTTTCCAAGAAGACTTGCGGGATCAATCACTGAAGGCGGTATAAGCTGGTCTGATAATTGCTGCCCCTTCACAACATAATTATAAGGGGCGTTTTTATGCTTAACCATGGAAAACGGGCTATAGAGCGCAGGGTCTTTTGCACGACTGGTGCCGGCTCGCGGCGGCGCAAAATAGTCTGACCCTTTGATGACAAAGTCTAATAAGCTGCCTGCGCCACGTATTGCCTGTTCTACCTTACCCATCTAACACTTCCATCTTCTACGTGCCGCCTTGCCACGCTC